TGATTTCCCTCTGGTATGGCGCTCTCGATGTTCTCCATCGGCCCGGCTCGGCGGATGATTCGGAAACGAGTATTCGATTCTCGTCGGCCCACTCGGAAACGCTCTGTACCTTTGGCGGGCGGAACATCTCATAGGTGGTTTTCGCAAGGTCGTACAGGACGCCCACGATTACACCTCCTCGTCGTCCTCGTCCTCCTCGTCGCCGTCGTCATCGTCCGTATAGGCGTAATCCGGCAATGGCGTGTCGGCTATGCTCGTCAGGGCCGTGCTGATCTCGCCGTGCATGATGTTGGTGATAACCTCGATGTTGTCCAACCCCTGAACCATTGGAGCCATCGTGCTTGGAAGGTGAAGCAATTTCTGCTTCACTGTGTTTGCGATGTCCGACCACAGCCTGGTTACATCCTTCACGTCAACGAGCTTGCCTTCCATGCGCAGCACTTCCAGCCGTGTCTTTTGGGTTTTGATGCGCTCGTGCCTCGCCTTTACTGTGTCAAGGTCATCGGAATCGCCGCCTAATTCCTGGTTCACGTTATAGGCAACCCACTGCTGCACGAAAAAAGCGAGGTCGTATTTTCCGTCCTCGCCCTGCTTAAACAGCTTCATGCCCTCCGGCAGCGCCCGGTCTATCGCGTGAAGTCTCTGGTATGAATAGCCTGCCGCGTCGGCAAGCTGCTTCTTTGTCAAATATGTCGCCATATCACTTCATAAACATGTGCTGGAAATTATGAACCAGGCGCTCCGTCATGTATTTCACAATCGCCGCCTCGACTTTCGGCAGGCTCTTGTTGATCGGCATTTGTGGTACGCCCAAACCCACCACGCGGGCAATGGGAAGCCGGTTTCCCGTGGTTCGAGTGAAGGCCACGCCGCCCGCCATGAATGGGGGATTGCCGCCCTGGTGTGCCATCTTGTCAGGCAACTCGCTCCGCTTTCCGCGCAGGATTTGTGCGCGTAGTTTCAACGGCACGCGCCTGCCGCCGCGCAGCGAACGCCTGTCCAGATGTCCGCCCGACGCGGAAAATGTCTGTCCGATCACGCCGCGCTTGCTGTCCATCGGAATGATGCAGGACCATCGTCCGCCGCCTCCGCCCATCTTCGGGTTCTTGATGCCTGCCGCTACCCATGCCTGCGTCACGGCGTAGTCCTGCACCACGACGCGCTTCGTTTCCGTCCGCACCTTTTTCGCGGTTTCGTTCAGCGTGCGGTACATCAGCCGGTCAAGCTGCTCCCCGGATAAGCGGTCGGAGAGCATGTCGGCAATCGCCACGGCCTCGCTGGTGTCAATTTTCAGGTCTACTCCTACGCGCGCCACGCTCTCGCCTCCTCGTCCATGCCCCCGGCGTCCAAAAACACGAAAACGCCCAACATTGATGTTGAGCGCTTGATCTCGGTTCCCTCTGGGTCTCCCGACGATAGCATTATAGCCTGTCAAGGGGTGTGAATCAAGTGAGTTATGTAAATGTTTAGTTAATTCGCATCCAGATAATAACGTTCACGCCATATGACGTGTTCCATGTCCCGCGCCATCTCGATGCTTTTTCGTGCCCGCCTGAAACCCCAATCCGACATATTCAGCTCTGTCATCACCTGTTTCGGCGTCAGACCGGTCACGTAAAACAGGACGACGAACGTCCGCATGGTCGGGCTGGGGATGCTGTTGACGATGCGTTCCGCCGCTTTCAATTCCCGGCAATATTCCAATACTTTCTTTCTGTGGGCGTCGTCCAATTCCTCCAGCGCCGCAAATGCCGCCTCATAGCCCTTCGGCACGCTTCCGCCTCCCGGCATCCCGGTAAGCCGCTGCGTGATGCTGAACATCCTGTCGCGCTGCCACTCGCGGCGGTTCTCCGTCGTGCACACATCCTGCATGATGTACGGCACGCGGCACAGCAGTGGAATATCCCGGTTCCTGATTCTCGCCTGATCCATGACGCCCTCCAATACCGGGCGACGGAAAAGCGAAAACGTTTACGCATTTGCGCCCGTCAGTCCCCGGCGATATACTCCGGGTGGTCACGTCGAAGCCCGCGCCGCACCCGCAGGATATAGTATAATTTGATGACGGGGTAAAACGCAAGCACAAATATATGCCATCCTGCAAAGAGTATACATTTTGTCATTATCATCAATCCCTGCGCGAAAACACCGGCGCTTTTGAGCATCAGGCATATGCCCGTCAACATGATTTTCAGCGCGCTGACCATCATCTCGCCGTTGTCGTTTATCATGTCGATCATGCCAAGATGCACGCTTCCCATCGCCCGCAGCGGGTGATTTGCAATGGTCCTCAATTCTTCTTCAAATTCACTGTTCTTGTTCATTCCGCGCCTCCGCTGTATTCCCAGTTATTGAACCACCCGCAGCCCCCGGCGTCCTCGTCGATCCTGTCAACTGGCAGCACGTCCAGCAGCTTCGCATACGGGCATTTCGCCTGTTGCGCCGGGTCCTCAGTTGCGCACAGCATACATTGCTCATGCAGCGCCTTTTCCACCACAAACAACTGCCTGAAATTCAGGAATATCCCGAACTCCCTTTCAAGGTCCCTCGGCATCTTCGCCTTTACGCCGGTAAGCGTCGTGATCCCAAGCATCTGATTGTGGATGTGCGCGCGCTGTGCCATCGGCGCGGTGTTCATGATGTCAAAGGCCAGCTTCGCCACCAGGCTTTTGACCGTCTTTAGCCTGGACATGCCCTTCGGCACGGCGTTCAGCCTGCGCTCCATCGTTTCCATCACGCGCTCCGATAAGTCCAGTATGGCAAGAAGCTGGATCAGATGCGTCTGCTCGTCGCTCACCAGCCGCTTGGTCCCTTCGTCCCCCTTGACCTCATATTCACCAGCCATCACGCGCTCATACACGGGCCGATAGCCCTTGCGCTCCTCGTTCCTGTCCCCGTCGTAGATCGTCGGCATCTTCACCGATTTGTACATTGGCACTGACATGATCTTTCGCCCCCTCGTCATCTTTCCTTTCATCCTTCATGGATTCCAGGTGTCGTATACGTCCCGCGTAATCCGCCATCCGCTCCATAGCTTCGGCTTCCCTTTTCTGAAATCTCTCTATCAGTAATTGCCTCACGATTTCAGTATCAAAAGTCTGGTTTTTCGCCGCGTATTTCTTGATCGGAAACACAACCTTGTGAACCACCTGGTACGGCAAATCGAAATAGGCGGCCAGTTCATTGATTGTCCGTTTCATCCTTCCTCCTCTGCTATCCCAGCCCATTGCTCCGCCATAGCCCGCGCAATTCCTGCATACGTCCGTGCCCGCATTTTTGCACGATCCGGGCCGGGCGGCATCCTCCAAACCCTTTGTTCTCGTCCTGAAACAATATCAGTCGGCTTTAGTGGCGGCAGGCCGCGAAGCCATAGACACGTCGCTTTCGTTTCCCCATGCCCGAATTGCCACGGTTGAATGATCTGATCTGGTTTGCGGTAATGTGTGCTCATGATTCCAACCGGGTTTTCTATGGCAACCCTCGGACAGTCACAGTTTACAAACCGCATGAAGAAATCTATTGCTGCCTGTTGTCTGCCATCCTTGCGTTTCTCCTCGAAATAACGCGCCCCACTAACAGCCAGATGGGTACATGGCGGAAACGCCAACACCATGTCCCATTTGATCTTTAGAAGCTCCAGCGCATCAACCTGTATATGCCAAGAAGGATACCCCCCCCCCCGCAAGGTAACAGGTCGCAGCTATACGCTTCATGTCCCAGCCGTCGCAACTCCTTCGTCACCGCCTGCGATTCCTCGCAGGCAACAAGTATTCTCATACCTCGGCGTCCTCCTCGTCGAATACACTTATCTGATCCGCGTTATTATGTTGATCGTAGCCCGTCCACCACCGCATGATGCCCTCTCCGTCCGTCCATAGCCGGTTGTGGTTGACTTTTCCTCTCGCTTCCCGCGCTGCCAGCATTTCGTCAAACGCCGAAACGTACAGCTTCCGATACTGCGGCCAGCGCTCAAACTCGCGTCGTTGCGTCTGAAATCCACCCAGCGGGCATCCCACGCAGCCCAGCCGCCTATAGCCCTCGTCGTAGAGTGAACAGTATGGGAGATCGTACTTCCTGATAAACTCCCATACATCATCCTCGGTAAATTGGATGATCGGATTGACTATGACCTTGCTCGTGCGGTAACAGTGTTCCACCGTGCGGCGGGCCGCATCGTCGTCGTAATTAAGAACAACCCCCCCCCGCACGGTTTTTGTAAAATTTACACCATTGGCCTCCGCCATGATCTGCCCGATCTGCCCGTCAAATATGGTCACGGCTCCCTGGTTTTGCTTTCTGTTTACGCTCTCCGTCCCACGCACGCCAGTAATCGTAATCCTGCTCGTTCCGCTGGATTCTTTGAGATATTCACAACAATACCTTTGTAAGCGCGTCGGCGGAAAC